GCAGTAGCTGCCTTTCTTGTGATAAAACTTACTATCGAATATACATCCGCATTGTACTGATAGCCCTTATCAACATACTCCTGCATCGAATCCTCAGAAAATAGAGGTTGTTTGCCGATATGACTGAATAGCATCTGTGCTATTTTCGGGTCAATACTTTTTTGCACCACTAAGGGTTGCTGTGGCTGTTTAGCCCTTAAAAAATCGAATAATCCCATTTATACTACGTACCATTTACGTTCCTTACCATATTTCGTAAAAAAAGCACACCGAACCGCATCTAAACAATGGTTAAAGTTGTCGATTGGAGTATTGGTACTTTCTCCGTTCTGCATTATCCATTGATAGTTTTTTACCTCTGTTGCCAAATTTTTACTTCTTCTAGTAAAGAACACTTTATATTCCCTTAATTTATTAATACCAGCAAGAACAGAGCCTTTGCCCTTCTTCTGCGGTTTAACATTAAATTTAGCCCTTAAGTCTGCAATAGACTTGGGTTCTGCACTATCAGCATATATTTCCTCGTAAGTACCCACATCATTCTTACTTAGGCTATTTGCAATATCTTTATTAGTCATTTTAGTTGAATAAAATAATTCATCCAAGTAAATTGAGTTTCCTACTTTTGCCATTCTAACACAGGCAGTAGGGTCATTAGTAAATCCAAAGTCAAGACCATAAAATACTTCATCCACATTGGGGAAGTCATCACACATCTGCCAATCTGGGTAAACCAAACTTTCAGTTGCCGGTCTTGGGTCTTGTTGGTATAGAGAGTTAAAGATAATAGGACTTGCCTCTTTAATCTTTTCTAATCTCTCTGCTGACTGCCTATCTTCCCATAAAGCCTCGCCTACTTTACGTTTATCATAAGTTCTACCATCTTCATCGTTTTCCTTTAAAGCAGGTAGTGTAATTATGTTCCAATCGTTATCTCTCTTCTCTGCCCTACCTAAAGGATCATCATTATCCCAACGAGTGGCAATAAGCAGTTGCTTACCATTATTTTGCAATCGACTCTCTGCTACGGATGTAAACCAATCCCAAACTGTTTCTCTAACGTTCAAAGACTTGGCTTCACTATAATCCTTTATCAAGTCATCACATATCAACACATCCACACTAAATCCAGTAAGTGAACCTCCAGTACCAACAGACTTTAGATAACCCCTTCTTCCTATAACCTCAAACATATCGTTATTACGAATAGCCTCACCACTTCTTGGTTTAGCGAGTTTAGTTTCAGGGAATATCTTACGATACTCAGGTGAATCTATAATCTTTTGGACTTCTCTGTTGAAGCGAGATGCTAAGTCAGCCGTATAGGATGCGATAACAATTTTCAAGTCAGGGTTCACACCAAGCAGGTAGGCGGGATATAGTTGGGTTGCCAGTGTGGACTTTCCGTGTTGCGGAGGCATAGAAATCATTAACTTTTTATCATCGTCATCTCTATACAGCGACATTAGCGACTTCATTATATGGCTGTGAAACCACGTAGCGTCAAAATCCTTTTTAATAAATCTTACAAAGAACGAGAAATCATTGCGTGCTAAATCAATAGCAGCCGATTCCAATAAGTCATTATCTATCTTCATTCAATACACTCCCAGTTAAGTACCTTTCGGCTAATTGACGCTTTAACTCTTCATCCATATCGCTTACGTCAACCTTTGTGGTTTGTGTGGCTTGTATTTCTACATTTTGCTTATCCGACCAACCATAGTGGTTTTTTAGGGCAAATATTGCCATAGTCGCATTAGTTTGGTTTTTTAACGCAGACTCGAATATTCTATTCTCGAATCGTTGTTTAATATATTCAATACGTTCTAATTCGTATTCTAATTCTCTTCTCTTACAAACCTGCTGAAGCGAACTCCACTTGGTTAAGGTCATTCCTGCTACTTCTAATGCAGACCCCATAGTCATTATGGTTACATCTTCGGTAACTCTCTCTATCTCGTCAATCTTTGTGTTTATGTCCTCTAAGCTCATAAGCTCAGGTTTCATAGGGATTAAACGAGTTCTATCAGCTCTAGTAAGACTTTTAATGTCTTCAAGCATAAATTATTTTTTAAACAAATTGTCTAAATGGTCAAGAGCAGTAGCTAAAGCAAACGGACCTCCTGTATGGGTATTAATAGTTGTAATGTCAGTTAGCAATAATTGCCCATTATAATCTTGTGTTACAATTTCAATATACGTTCCCGCATCATTGTTACTTAAAAATATAGTACCGTGGTTACATAACCTAATATCAGGCTTGCCAGTATCGGTAATCTTAATATTACCAGTAGATGCGTTTTTAGTAATAGTTATTGCCATCTTTTCTAATTAATAGTTGCAATATACGAATAATTATCGTAAAAAGCAAATATGTTGATAAGTAATTACATCGAGTTAACCAAAAGTAAAGCATTTAATAAAGTTCTCAACAACATTTGCATATTAGGTAAATTTTACATATATTTGTTTTTATGTTCGCAAGGCTTAAGCGAAGGAAGAGCTACACTTTATCTCACAAGGATATTGGTTCAGGTCACTAGCTTTTGTTTTAAAGCAAAGATTGATTTTAATTTTTTCTTCTTCTAGGGGGACTTGTTCTTTTTCCTCCATTTTTCTTTTCTTTCTTCTTACTCTTCTTCTTTGTTTTCTTTTTAATGTATCATTTAATCTACTCCTCTCGTTGAGGTTTACCTCAACAAATGTCCGCTAGGACATCAATCTGCTAAAGCCTATTTGCAATTACCATTTTTTCTACAATATTTTTCTATATACCTAATTCTAGGCAAAGAGTTAATTACCTTAATTTAGATACCCCTATGTATTTTTCTATTTTACCTATACCCATATATTTCCCGAAGTGTATAACATATATGTAAGTGAGTCTAATTTATGCTGGGTTGTATAATTATGCCCAACCGGTTGCCACGAAAACTTTTTGCTAAAGGTTTTATATTTTTAACTTCAAAGCAACTTGCTGTTTCATCGTTACACTAAAAATAATCTACTGCCATACACCCACCCAACCACTAGGGATCCTTAACCGGTAGTTAAACATTTAACTACTAATTAAATTGTCATAGAATTGTCATAAAGTATTATTTAGTTTGGTATATAACTTAAGTGTTTTATATTTGTATATGCAAAGGAGACAAAGAGCTTCTTGCTATACTAAAACCCTAGTATTCTAGGTACGAAAGTAGTAAGGTCCGAAAGGTCCTAAACGCGAATAGGTAAAAGTTCTTTGACGTATTAGACTAATTTATATCCTTACTATGGTACTAGATACTGTTCGATTCAGTATGTAAGGACTATGCAATTCAGCATAAACTAAAATCAAACAAAATGAAAACTGAAATTGATTATTTATTCGACGGTTATTTAGTAGCTTATGTAATATACTATATAAGCGAATACAAAGTAAACAAATACATTTCACCTTATATCTTTGAAACTGCAGATGAGGCCTATGATGCAGCCATTATCGAATTATCAAAATAAACAAACTATGAAAACACTATTAAACATTTTAGGAACTATTTACCTGGTAGGACTACTTGCAAGCGTTATATCTTTAGTAGTTATTGCCTGTAAAGCCTTTTAAAGAATTAAATTTAACTAATTAACACAACTCAATTAACATTAACCAGTAAACTAAAACACAAGACAATGACACAGGACATATTATTATTCTTAGGATTATTCTTTGGAAGTATCATGGCAGTATCCATTACGATTATATACTTTGCGGATAAGGTATCTGATAGTATAAAAAAAAGTAAGAAATAGTTTGGATATTATAATACTAATATCTTATCTTTGACAATAACAAATTAAATCAATCAACAAAACCAAAACAAAATGACACAATTACTAAACACAATCGACAAGAGGGATCTACAGGATGTATACGCCTTCTTAAGACAGATCAACCACGACTTATCAAGAGTGGAAGCTATTTGCCCAGCGACTTTGTATAATGATAGCGATGGCAAGCCAGTAGTAGAGCTTGAGGTATTTTGTGGTGAGTCCTACCCTTATTACTTTACCTTACCTCATACAGTATTTGAGAAGTATGGTAGCGAGTATTTTGAGCAGGAGTTACATTGGTTAAAGGATGACGCAGAATGGAATGAGCCATTAACTCATATCTTAGCTTCTGAATCACCGGTTACCACTTGGTACGAGGAATACGCAGATAGACGTGAGAAAGCTGCTTGTAGCAACTACCTATCAACCCAATTCTTTAAAGACTTATCATCAGAACTTTTATTAGCTTAATTATGGAAACCAAGAACAAAGGAAAAATCTTCAGCGTAAGATTTGTAAAGAAAGACGGAACTACCCGATTTATGAAATGTAGAACAGGAGTTACCACAAAGTTAAAAGGAGGTGAATTACCTTACGACCCAATGAGCAAAGGACTTAAACCAGTGTTTGACCTAGCTTGTAACAATTACCGAATGGTAAACGTAAATACCGTATATGAAGTTAGCTTCGGAGGTAAGACTTACTTAAATGACAGAGCAAAAGAATTATTAATCACTTTATAAACCAAA